ACTCGTACATAACAACTCCTTTTATTCAACAACTAAACTGTTCAACTCGTCATCGTCTGGACTAGAAAAATCAATTTCTCCAGCTTTCTTACCATCATCAAATGCAAACAAGTTACCAAATGTGTTTGCAGCAGGACCGCCCTGTAGTCGAGCACCTTCAAGTGATTTCAAGAACTGCCCAGCATTTTCGATCATGTCAAATGCTTCTGCTTTAGTTTTGGTATTAAATAATTCTTCAATGAATGTACCGAAGTACAGGATTCTATTTGGAACCCAATCACTAAATTCAATTTCTTTCTTACCTTCAATGCTCTTCATTCGCCAATCAGGTTTAAATCTTGCACATTCGATATCCATTAACTGTTGAGCACGTTGTACGGCAACAATATGACATTCGACATTATGCCCCATCATTAGTGCGTAGCTGAAACTATCCCAGCTAGTCTTATTTGGAATCTTGCCTAGCTTGTTGAGTTTTGGAACTTGATGATAGTGTTCTGGATCTAAATGATTAAATTTAACTCCGCCGAGTTCTGCGTCAGTTTTGCGAACACCGTAATCGTAGTATGCAATATCGCCCATGGTCAATCGAGAACCAGTTTCACTTTCAAACGGAAACGGAATGTCGTGTCTACCAGCAAGTGCTTTGTTATCCGGAGCCTTGTCCATAATAACACTCCAACGCTTGTTGGTATGTTGTGCATTTGTATAAACAAGTCCGTGTGCAGTAGCAATAAATGGACTTGCACAGTCAAAGCTGACAGTAAGTTCTGGATTAATGTGTTTGCGTATCTGACGTTGGATCTGTGTTAAGTAACATGACCAGTCTAATTGTGCTGTACCCAAGAAGTGAATCCAGTTTTTGCCTTTGAGCAAACCATCTTCACGCATGGTCATTAGACGCTTGAGTGTAATATCCATCTTACACATATTAGCACCACCCATAGCCCAACCTTCTGCGGCATTATCACCCCATACTGCCGGATCACTAAACTCTTTAACTCTATTATACCACTTTTCAGCAGTATCCCAGTCACCGCCTTGCAACACATTTAAGAACTTAGTGGCTTTGCCGTCGCGATTTTCTAAAAAGAACTTGTTATTAAATGCAGTCTTTTCTAAACAATCATCAAATGTTTTTAATCCAGTCTTTGGACTATGAATATGATCACATGCCCATGTTGGAACGTCCAACATCATTGACCAATCAGCAGTTAGTTCTAACCAACGTAAGATATCTAAACGTGTTTTATTTGCAGCGGGGCCTTCGAAGTTCAACCAATCAAACTTAAGAACACCCTTACCAATCTGATAACCACCAGAGTCGCCAACAATAACAGTATTTGCCCTGTCACGTTGTTGTATCATGGATTCTTGTATCACACTCTTTTCGAGATTCAACTGTGCGTGTCCTGCAGAGTAAAGAGCATACTTGTAGGTAAAGTATCCTTGATCTGCATTTAAGAAATTCATTCCTTCAATACCTTGATCAAAACCTTTGGGAATACGATCTTTGGAGACAAACTCTCCTTCTCGTTGTTTTGCTACATAAGTTGAATAGAAAGAACTGATAGCCGGTAGGTATACAGCATAGTCTTTTTGTAATGGTGTTAGGTTAACTGGTTGTTTCATATTCTCTCGCTAAAATTGTTGTAAGTTCTAATTGCTGTCTTGCCTGTTCTAGATTGTCTAATGCTATTTTAACAGCCTTATTGTCATTTGCCAAGCTCTTCCACTTCATTTCTTCGTCACGTTTCTTACGTGCCCATTGTACGGTGTCTAATATATCTTGATCTAAACTCACAGTAGCATAGCTAGTAGATAGCTGTTGCCAACTACTACCGTTAAACACTTCTATCTCTGTACCGTTAATACGCATCATTCCGGTCATTGGATTACTAGTGTTTGGGCCAACATACGGCAGAGCAGTATTACCTGCTGATACCGTAACTCCGCATGTGCCTGTAAGTCCTTTAATCATATTACGCTGCCTGTGCTGGAATAATATATTTGTAAGTTGCTAAACCACTGTCGAGTGTAATCTGAATAGCACCTTCGTTACTCAAACTCATCTTTGTGTTGTTAACATCTGCAATCTTAAGAATGCTCAAGATTGGCATAACTGGCCAAGTCCAACCACGATCTAATGATCCAGCAACGTTCTGTGCAAAGATAAACTCGCCACCGTGTGTTGAAGCATCACCAAAGATAAACTTCAAATTACCACCTTCTGTTTTAGCAAGGAATGTTGGATGCTCGTTGTTAGCACCTGCTTGAAAGTTAAAACGCTGTACTGCGGCAACGCTTGGCTCAACTTCTACGTCCCACTTGACACCGCGGAACTTAACAGTTTTCATTTTTTCATTAATGATTTCACTATTCATAAAACGATAGTCGTTTTTAAAGTCACTATCTTTGTTTTCAAAATGAATGCCAACCGGAATGGTTTCGCCGTTGCGTTCTGCAAAGGTAACATTAATTTTTGCGTTTTCTTTGTATTCGCTGCCATCTAACAAATACTTTAGTTTTTGTAATTGTGGCATACCAAATACTCCTAGCATATCTGGATATGGGTTTGAAGTTTCAGCTTCCATAATAACTGAACGGTCGTCTGCCATTGAGTTAATAGTTGTTTTTTCTTCTGTGCCTGTGACCTTAACAGTTGTTAAGAAGCCTAGGTTCTGTGTATGGCTTACGATGTCTTGTAAAATATCTTTCATAAAGATTCTCCGGTTATATTAAGATTATATTTAGATCTGTGTAAAAAAGCAACCGCTAAATCACTCAAAATCAAACAATTTTGTGAATGTGTTATCACTGCGAGTTGAACTGATGTCCCATTCCAAAACACCAATTAGGTTTTCTAACTTTTCATCGATAACAGTTGTTTCCATTTCTGCATCGTTAAAAGGCATGTCTTTAAACCATTGAGGTAAACGAAGTTCATCTACAGGATACGCTACACTGGTATACCCCATTGGATTATCTTTGATTTTGCAAACAATCACTTTCATACCGTCAACGATGTTCATGGAGTATTTGTCATCCATCATACGCTTCAAAGTGTTCCAGTTAAGACTTGCTCGAACGTGTCCGGGCATGTTAGTCTTGCCTGCTTTCTTTTCTTTACTGGCATATTCAGTGATATTGTTGGCACGTTTGGGACTACCTTTCTCCCAACCTGGACGAGTTTTAAACTCTGTACGGAAGTTAGTGATATATTCTAATACCTCCTCCTTGCCAGCACCATTTAGTACTCGTGTCAGCACTTCGCTTAAGAAGTCCTGGATAACAACCGGGGTGTCTGAACGCTTGAGGTCAAGCCCCATAGCTTTAATTTTCCCTGGTTTGCCATCAACATCTGACCGTTTTCCTTCTTTGTCGTAATAGAGGACTGCGTATCGTTTCTTTGTGATAAAGAGTCCTTTGCTTGCAACAATTTCGCGACCTGCTTTGATGACCTCTCCTCTGGTTTTTGGACAGTGGAAAGCATCTTGCATAAATTTGGGGAATGTGCCATTTACTTCATCTCCTATAGTATCATAAAGTTCAATTACTGATTCTCTTGTCCAAGGTAGTGTACCTCGTTCGATTTCTTTTTTCAGCGTGTTGAACGCAGAAAAATAACATGAATCTGTGTCACCATAGATAATTGCTTTGCCTACGTGATTATATTCGCCAGTAACGATTTCGTTTACTTTCCCGGCCATATGGCGAGCAATGGCTCGCCCAGTAAGAGTGGTTGATTGACCAATACGATTGTCGAAGAAACGACAACCAGGATTAAGAATAGCACCGTACAAGCTGTTAAGCAAAATCTTTTTAACGAGCTGACGTTTATCCCAATATTCTTCTTCAATTTTATTCCCTGCCTTTATACATTCTTTAAGTTTAGCCTGCATCTCTTTTCGTTCGGCATACCAACGTTTTAACAATCCTGGGATAATACCTTCTGTTTCATAAGTAAAGATTGTACCGTTAGCACTGATCATCCAGGGTTGATTGCTTTCTAAAATTAAATCATAAACCTGTGCGGCACTGAGTTCGTCATGCCCGCCACCTTCCCAGTCAATGACAATTTCCCTGCCAACTTCTTTATTCATTACAGCAGTATACTCAAGCGATCCAAATATACCTTCCCATGCTGATGCAAATGATTTGCCCTTCGCTATTTCGGCAGCAATAAAGTCTTTAGTACCATCTTGACGCAGTTGCCCGACAATGGTCTCTGGACCCATGTTCAATGCTCTAATAGCACTAGGATATAGCGAGTTAATATCTAATGAACCAATCCATTCATGGATGCCTTTCTTAGGAAACGCAACATACGCACCCGCTGCAGAAGTATCTCCACGATCGTCCATTTTAACTCTGTTTGGAACAATCATCCCTCTGCGATGGCTTTCGTTGATAATTGCCTGTTCTGTAACAGCAACAGCACCCATTGTGGTTTGAATCAATACTGTGTTTTCATGTGCAATGGTATTGGCAAGATCAATAAATTTTAATTTTTTATCTAACTTGTCTAACAATGCACAGTCCTGTCTGTTGTATTCGATAAATCTACGGAAGTCGTTGTTATAAAGTTGATCCAGTGTGCCTTCATATACAGTTTTGTTTTCACCAATTTCCATCTCACCAATAGCATCTAGTCGATAGGTGTGTCGTTCTTCATAGGTGTATTTTCTATAAAGTTCTAAACTATCAATATGCACACGACCAATTAAGTCATAGGTAACAGCAGCCTTGCCATACTTTTCGTATTCACGTTTTTTAGGGAATTGATTAAACAAACAGAATCTACGTGTATCTTCTTTGCTCAATACTTTAGTCACACGATTAACAGTATACGGAATATCAAAGCCTTCGCTGTTCCATCCACTTAGTACATCAGAGTCTTGTATCAAATCTAAGAAGGTGTCCAACATGTCTGCTTCGTTGTCAAACAGCATGGTATTTGGAAATTCTTCAACTTGACGTTTAGCTTCTTCCATACTCAGTGTCTTAGGAGGAATAGCCAAACAGATCATTGTTTCCATCCATTGGAGGTAGACAGCAATCGCAGTGATTGGCATAAATGGATCATCAGGTGATGCATAGCCACGTTCTGGATCGAAGTCTACCTCAATATCGAAAAACGCTACATTTAGTTTTGGGGGTTCTGCGTTTAGATAATTGTCTTCTAAACAACGATAAATTGGATTAATGTCCGATTCGTAAAGTTTTTTATTGCTATAGATAGCAAGTTCTTTTCGAAACTCTTTAACATTTTTACAACTTACACGAGTAAGGGGTTCTCCCTTGATTGAAAGGAATTTACCTTTAGGGTCTTGATAATAAAAAATATGACGAGCTGGATGTTCACGAAATTGCTTTTTACCTTTGTCGTCACGTTCAACGACACGAATAACATCCTGCTCTCTATCATAGAAAGCGTCTACATAACTCAAATTTTTCTCCTATGCAATTTAGGGCTTGCAAATACCAAATGTGCGGTTTCTGGCCCGCCGACCATCTTCAACTTTATTTAATTAGTTAGCATTCTAATTAAGCCAAACGTATCAATGCTGGTTAGCAAAATGTAGTTAGCCAACATGCCAAATGATTTCCTAGTATAAGCAGCCCAAGCATACATAGCACAGCCGCTGATCCAAACAGGATATAACGCGAGTAGTGGCGGATTGGGGACGGTGAAGGCCATAGTGATACTGCACCCAATAGACACAGCCCAAGCAAGCAGTTCAATAAAAAACCGAAAGGGATGAGTATAGTAGTCATCTTTAATCCATTCTACAGTAGGTTTAAAAAAATCAATAATCATTCAGGTAGACGCTTTGTAACGCCAAGAATCATTTCAATATCATTCCATTCTTGTTCGTGATCTTTCCAATTGTCTTTATGTGCAATAGCGATTGCTTTGTTGATAACGCTGGGTTTAATTTGTAGTTCTTCTGCAACTGCTTTAACAGTTTCTTTAAGACCCTCTTTGAGGTCTTCTACTTCACGTAATACATTGCCGCCTTCGTTAATAAGACGTTCTAGTTTTGCTTTTTCTTCCGGACCGTACATTCTGGTTGACATATAATCTCTCCTATAAGACTATTATATAGCCAACAAAAAAGCCAGTCAACCTAAATTGCTGGCTTTCTTTACCAAACGGTAAATTTAACTTGAACCG